ATGTCGCATTCAAAACCGAACATGGCCCAGGTGCCGCGTGCAGGCAACCCCTATGGCGCGGAGTGCCGGGCATTGTTCTGTGTCCCGGAGGGCAGGGCACTGGTCGGCGTGGATGCCTCCGGGCTTGAGCTTCGCTGTCTGGCGCATTACATGGCGCGTTACGATGGTGGCGCATATGCCCAGATCATTCTGGACGGCGATATTCACAGCCTGACCCAACAGGCGGCGGGATTACCCACACGGGATACCGCCAAGACCTTTATCTACGCTTTCCTGTACGGAGCCGGTAACGCCAGGTTGGGTGCGATTGTCGGTAAAGGTCCACATGTCGGGAGCAAGTTGCGCAAGCAGTTTCTGGCCGAGCTTCCGGCACTGGACAAGCTCATCAACGATGTTCAGGCCACAGCCAAAAAGCGCGGATGGTTGCGGGGACTGGACGGACGCAGACTGCACATCCGCAGCCAGCACGCCGCTCTCAATACCCTGTTGCAATCTGCGGGTGCCCTGGTGATGAAGCAGGCCCTGGTGATGGCCGATGATCGCCTGCAAACGGAGTTTGGCACCCCCGGCGTTGACTATGAATTTGTCGCCAACATTCACGATGAATTTCAAATTGAAGTCAGCGCCGCGAATGCGGCCTTTGTAGGTGAAATCTCGGTAGAGGCGATTCGCCAGGCCGGGGAATATTTCAAGTTCCGCTGCCCTTTGGACGGGGCATTCAAGGTCGGCAAGACCAGGGCGGACACCCATTGACCGAGGTTCTCATGTTCAAACCATCGCTTTCCCCCGTGATCGGGCTGTTGTTTGCCGTCACCCTGTCAAGCGCCAGCATTGCCGCGTGGAATTACCACCGCATGAGTGTCCGCGTGGTGGAACTGGAGCACGCGCAGCGCACCTTGGCGTCCCTGTCCAGCGAGTTTGTCCGCCGTGCCGAGTTTGAGCAGGCACTGCGGCAAGCGCGCCTGGACTCCCTGAAACGATTGGAGGAGTTATCCCGTGAAGATTCGCCTGATGCGGATTGGCTTAATCAGCCTATCCCTGAGCGCGTGCGTGACGCCGCCCGTCCTCGTTGACCCTTTGTTGCAGCCGTGCCTGATTGAAGGCCGTCACGATTCATTGACGGCGTTGCTGGTGGACGGACGTTCCACCACGTTTGATGTACTGGCCTTTGCCGGTCACGCCGAGGATGCGGTCAAACGCTGCAATGCGGACAAGGCGGCGGTGTTGCGGTTATTGAATGGAGACACGCCGTGAATACAAAACGCCCCATGCTGCTGATCGACGCCGATGTATTGAGGTATCAGTTGGCGTTTTCCAACACCACGGCCATTGACTGGAACGGTGACGGCAACAAGGTAGAAGCCGTCCAGCCTGAACGCGCCAAGGCCAAACTTGAGGATTACATCGGCGACTTGATGGAAAAGTTCGGTGCCCGTGATTATATTCTCGCCCTGTCCTGCAAGCAGGGGAATTTCCGCAAGGAGTTCTATCCGGCTTACAAGGACAACCGCAACGCAAAACCCAAACCGGCCTTGTGGTCTGTGCTGGATGATTTCGTGTATGACGCCTTTGCGGACAAGATTGTCGAGATTCCCTGGCTGGAAGGGGACGATGTATTGGGATTGCTGGCGACCCACCCGAACCCCGCCCGAGCGCCGGGCAGCCGGATTGTGGTGTCGATTGACAAGGACATGCAGACCCTGCCTGGCATCCGGTTATACGCGCCCAACCGTCCTGATCTTGGGGTGCGGTGGATTGACATGCACGACGCGGACTTGTTCTGGATGAAGCAGGTCTTGACCGGCGATGCCGTGGACAATTACCCCGGCTTTCCCGGCATTGGTCACGTCAAGGCGGATGGGATATTGATGCCGATTCACGAGCAGTTCCGGGAATCGAGCGTTGAGCAGCACTTACAGGCGCTGTGGAGCGCGGTGGTCGAGACCTATACCACCCGTCTTCCACGTGGTGGTCAGGCACCGCTGACCGTCGAGGATGCGCTTATCCAGGCCCGTCTGGCGCGGATTGTGCGACACGGTGATTATGACCCCAAACTCCGCCGTGTCCGATTGTGGACGCCTGCCGGACAGACGCCTGCAGACGCGCTCTCAAGCGCTTGATCGGGAAGGGGAATAATAAAAAGGGACACTATGAGGGGAGCTTCGCTCCCCATTTGAGGATTCCCGATGAAGATACCCCTTCATGCCTACGACCTGATTGATCGCCTGGACGAGCTATATCCCGAAGTGATTTACAACCCCGATCAGAATCTGGAAACCTTTTTGCTCAAGCAAGGCGAGCGCCGATTGATTCAGTGGTTGAAGGGGTTACGTCAGGTGGAACAACGCGAACAAGCGGAGATGCGCTGATGTGCAGTAAACCCAAGGCCCCGAAAATTGTCGATCAACAAGCGCCCCAGGAGAAAGACCCCATTGTGCTGACCCGTGCCGATACCGCGCCGAGCGGTCTGACCGGCGCGCAGCGGCGCAAGTCCAAGGTGCGTCTGGATTTGAACACCGCCAATGCCTTTCAAGGCTTGACCATTCCCCGTGGTTGAGGTGCCCTTCACCGGCGAAGCGCCCACCGCCGCGAAGCGTTATGCAGAACTGAAAGGCCAGCGCAGCCAGGCCGAGAGCCGGACCCGGCGCTGTGCCAGGCAGACCCTTCCCCGGTTGTGGAGCGAGCCGGATTCCAAATCCCGCGCGCCTGGCTCGGCGTATATCGACACCGGTCCCAAGTGCGTCAACGCACTGGCTGCCAGGATCGTGCTGGCGTGGTTGCCGCCCAATGCCGGGGTGTTCAAACTCTCGCCCGATCAGGCGGTCGCAGAAGCGATTGCCCGGCAGGCAGGCGTTGAACGTTCTGACCTTGAAGCCGCACTGGTTGAGGTTGAGCGTGAAGTCATCAACGACCTTGAGACCAGCGGCATTCGCCCGGTGTTGTCGGAAGCTGCCAAGCACGCGATTGTCAGTGGCAACTTCCTGCTGTACGACCCGGATGAAGGTCGCCCCAAACTCTACCCGCTGACCCACTACGTGGTGGATCGGGACGGTCTGGGAAATCTGCTGGAAATCATCACCCTGGACAAGATTGCCCCGGCACTGCTGCCTGACGATATTCGCCAGACGGTGGTGCAGACGCTGGCGGACAAGCGCGATGCGTCGTCCAGAAACGACGATGTGAACCTGTACACCTGGGTCAAGCGCGGTGAAGACGGCAAGACCTGGGACGTGGTGCAGGAAGTTGAGGGCATCACCGTCCCTGAAACCTTTGCCACCTACCCGCTGGACGCCTGCCCGTGGATTCCCTTTGCCTCGCCGCCTTCGCTGGTGGATGACTATGGTGAAGGGCTGGTGTATGACTACATCGGCGCGTTTGAATCGCTCGAAGCGTTGCGCAAGGCGATCAGGAAGGGCGCGGCGGCGCTTGCCAAGATCATTCTGTTCCTGAAACCCACCAGTGTGATACGCGAACGCCAGTTGACCGAGGCGGAGTCGGGCGCGGTGTTGCGGGGTGAGGCCGCTGATGTCTCCACCCTGCAATTGCAGAAAGCCTATGACCTTAATTTTGTCCGCCAGGAGGCGGACGGACTGGCGCACAGTTTGGAGCTCATTTTCGGTGTCCGTTCGGCCATCCAGCGACCCGGCGAGCGGGTGACGGCCTATGAAATCCGCGTCCTCTCGCAGGAACTGGATGATGCCCTGTCCGGGTTTATGGCCCTGTCTGGCGAGCAATTGTTATTGCCGCTGATTCGCCGCCGCCTGGACAAGCTGCAACGCGCCCAGCGGCTGCCCGCCATGCCCCCGGAGTTGATTCAACCCCGGATGACGGTCGGTATTGCGGCGCTGGGCCGTGGTCACGACCTCAATCGCCTGATCGAGTTTGGCGAAGCGGCCAAGGCACTGATCGGCGAAGCCGAAGTGCAGATGCGTCTGAACTCGGGCGAAGCCCTGTCGCGTCTGGCCGCTGCGGCGGATATCCCGGCCAAGGGTCTTATCAAGAGCGATGAGGAATTGCAGGCCGAGCAGCAGCACAGCGCGATGCAGGATGCGATGGTCCGGGCTGCACCCAACCTTGCCAACGCCGCGATGGCTCCCCCCGTTTAAACCAGAGGAATCTTC